TTCGAGGCGGTGGACCCGCTGACGCTCGTGACCCGGACCTACCGCTTCGTGGACACCTTCGAGGTCCGTCCGGGCAAACCGCTGCGGGTCCGGATCGATGCCGACCTGAGGATCCTCGCATGACGCGGCCGATCTCGCAGACCTTCCGCTCGGCGATGTACGCGCCCGAGACCGGCGAGGCGGTCATCCCGCTTGTGGAGCTGCGGCGCGACGGCTGGGACGGGCCAGTGCGGCTCGCGGCCAACGGCGAGGACGTGGTCCACCAGGGCGCGACCTACGTCGCCTATCCCTTCGCGATCACGCTGCCCGACGATGAGGACGAGGGGCAGCCAATCATGCGGTGGGTCACCGACAACGCCTCGCTCGAGCTGATCGACGAGCTTCGGGTCAACGCGCGGACGATCTACTGCACGGTCCGATGGGTCCTACTGTCGGCGCCGGACTTTGCGGAGATCGAACTCGAGGGCGAGATGCCGGGGGTCGAGTACGACGCCGAGCGCATCACCGGACAGATCACCGTGGAGCCGGTGCTCGATGCCCCGCTCTCGCGGCTCGCGTTCACGCCCGAGAAGTTCCCGGGGCTGTTCGGATGACAACTCGCATGGCGGCGCATTGAAGGCTCGCAATCGTCCAATGCTACGGGATCAGCGCTGCGTCATCTCAGGGACCGTTGCGGACAGAATGAGCAAAGCTCGTAAGTTCGACTTTCATTTTTGCTGTCTGTGCACTCTCCGCGTGATCCAGCAGTTGCTGTGCTACCCGAAGTCGGCTGCCGCGGTGCACCGCCTCGAGCTCGGATGCCAAAGTGGTGATTGCGATGAGCAGAGCTTCACGCGTCGCAAACGCTTCAGCCACGAGCTCCTGATATACGTCCTCGTCCATCGTCCCTCCCCTCGACCGTTGTTGGATGCGCGATGTTGTCCAGCACTGGGCGTCCTGTCGAGTCTGCGAGGCCTAACTTGATACTGGTGGTTCCGAATGCGGACCGTCGTCTCGACCAGCGGGCAGGTAGTTCGACACCGATGTCACCACTGGTGACCATCAAAAAAAGCCCCGCCTTACATGGCGGGGCAAGGTCGGGAATACCCTGCGCAGAGTTAGGGAGCCTACGCAGGAGGGAATTCACGACACGCGTGTCGTGCGAAGTAATATTAGCACACAATCTGAGAGATTAGTCTACCGCGCTGCGATAGCGCATGGCTACAAAACTATCTTGCGTGATGTGTTCACTCGGGATCCGCTTTAACTTCGGAATTCGCAAAAACGCGTGAGCGCCAACGGCTCCAGGCGATCACTCCTGGCTCTTCAGGATCGTCTCGCTGTGCATGAACCGCGTGTTCCCGCAGCCGGCGCAGATGATCGCCACGAAGCTCACGTTCTCGTCGGCTTGATGGGTAGGCAAAAACAGCGGGGTAGGGTCCTCCGAGGGGCCTTGGGAGGGGTAGAACCATTCCTGACCCCGGCACACTTCGCAGGTCTTGTTCCATCTATCCTGCGCCAGAAAAGCCAAGATTTGTTCCTGCGTCGGTGCACACACTTGTCGGTTCTCCTCTCCAATCTCGGGCCGAACCTGACAAATACATTCAGGTTGGTCGATAACCTAAATCGGAAATACCGATTTACGTGATGCGTTGGACCGACGCCTGGATCGGCCTGCGTTGGCGCGAACGCGCCCGCGGACCGGAGGAGTATGACTGCCTCGGCCTTTACCTCGCGGTCCTGCGCCACCGTTTGGACATCGACCTGCCGGACCCGGCCGCGCGGCGCGCACATGCCCCGCGCGCCGTGGCCGCGCTGGCGCCGTCCTTCTCGCGCGTGGATGCCCCGCGCGAGGGCGACGCGCTCCTGTTCCGCGAGCGGCCCGGCCGCCTGCACGTGGGTTACGCCCTGACCGCCTCGGACATGCTGCATGTCCACCACGCGGGGCAGGGCTCCTGCATCGACCGCTACACGTCGCCGCGCTGGTCCAGCCGGCTTGAAGGGATCTACCGACCGCATGCTTGACGACACCCTGATCCGCACCGGCGCGCAGGAACATCCCCTGGTCGCGTCCCGCCGGGACGTGCGCGCGTTTGCCGGCCAGACCGTGGCGCAGATCGTCCATGGCGCCGCCCTCGATCCCGCGCGCGGCCTGCCGCAGGTCACGCTCTGGCGCGACGGCAGGTCCTGGACGGTGCCGATGGACCAGTGGGGCAGGGTGCGCCCCAGGGCCGGCGCGACCGTCGACATCCACTACGACACGCAGGGCGCGGCGATCGCGGCGGTGGCCACGGCCGCGCTCTCGGCGTCGGCCGGCTCTATCGCGACCTTCCTGTTGCCGGGTCTGACGGGCCTCGGGCTGACGCTTGCGACCACGGCGATCACTGTGGTCGGCGGGCTGCTGATCAACTCGCTGATCGCGCCGCCGGAGCCGGGCGGCGGCAACGACGACCCGAACTACGCCATCACCGGCACGGGCAACGTCGCGGCGAAGTACCGCCCCGTCCCGCTGGTCTGCGGTCGCCACAGGATGTTCCCGGTGAAGTCGGCCGCGGGCTACTCCGAGACCGTCAACGGCGACATCTACTGGCGCGGCCGGTACTGCTTCGGCTGGGGCAAGGTCGGTCTCGAGGACCTCCGGATCGGCAACACCCCGATCACCGAGTTCGACAACGTCGAGATCGAGTTCCTGAACGTCGACAAGGACTACACCCTCGCGCATACGCCCGGGCTCGATGCCCTGACCCAGCTGAAGCTGTCGGAGGACCAGGCGCCGGGCGCGATCCTGCGCGAGGTCACCGAGACCTACGTCTTCGAGCCTCAGAGCGTGGCTGGCCGGGTCACGCTGCGCGTGGCGCCGAACGACAAGCTGCCCGGCTACGGCTACAACTTCCGCGTCGACACGCGGGAGGCTGGCGGGTCGTGGGTCGCCGGCACCACCTACAGCGGCCAGACCGCACCGGTGACTTGGACCAGCCCGGCCTTTGCCGACGGCGTCGACCGCACCTTCCGTGTCATCCTCACCGCCATCCAGGAGCCGCCCGAAGGGCAGGAGGTCGCGCCGATCCTCGCGCTGGTGCACCGGCCCTCGATCTCGGTCACCCGCGCCACGGCCGAGTACCAGCCGGGCTACGCCATCAAGTCGTGGCGTTACGGCGCCGAGCGCATGTCGCTCTATCCCGGCGACGTCTCCGAGGAGCAGTTCAACGTCCTCCTCGAGGAGACCACCCCGGTCGTGCGGTTGACCACCAACGACGCCGCCTCGGCCGCCATCGACATCAGCTATCCGCAAGGGCTCTACGACAGCGACGACGGGGAGACGCAGAGCCACGAGGCCAACTTCGCCTTCCGCTACCAGCGGGTGGGCGACACCGCTTGGACCGATGCCGGCACCGAGCGCCACGAGGCCGTCGCGCAGACCCTCATCCGCTTCACCAAGACAATCGCTTTCCCGACCCCGGGCGAGTACCGCGTCGAGGTCACGCGGACCGATCCGATCGACACCGATTCCGGCGACCAGAACCGCGGCTACCTGACCGCGATCCGCTCCTTCGCGAACACCCGGCTGCCCTCGCACAACCGCGTCGCGGAAATCGCCGTCCGGATCAAGGCGACCGACCAGCTGAACGGGCAGATCGACAGCCTGAACGCCATCGTCCAGCAGTTCGCGCCGACGTGGACCGGCACCGGGTGGGGTCCGCAGGAGCCGGTGCGGCACCCGGCATGGGTCTTCGCTGAGCTGCTGCGCGGCCCGCACCTGCGCCGCCCGGTCGAGGACACGAAGATCGACCGCAATGCTCTGAAGGCCTGGGCCGACGACGAGCCGCATTGGACCTTCGACTACGTGTTCGACACCGACAGCCGCGTGGCCGACGCGCTGAAGCTCGTGGCGGCTGCCGGCCGGGCCAAGCCGCACCTCGCCGACCTGCGCTACTCGGTCATCCGCGACGGCGCGGACGGGCCGATCCGGCAGGTGTTCACGCAGCGCAACTCGTGGGGCTTCAAGGGGTCGCTCGCGTTCTCGCGCGAGATCCACGGCTTCCGCGTCCAATTCCGCTCCGAGCGGCTGGAATGGGAGCAGGACGAGATCACCGTCTACCTCGACGGCTACGACGAGACCAACGCGACCGAGTTCGAAACGCTCGAGCTGCCTGGCGTGGTGATCACCGAGAACGAGACCCACCGGGGCAATCCCTACCGCCTCGCGCGCTACCACCTGGCGAACGTGATCCTGCGGCCCGAGACCTACGAGTGGCAGGCGGACTTCGAGCATCTCGCGGTCACGCGGGGCGACAAGGTGCAGCTCGTGCACGACGTGCCGCAGATCGGGGTGGGCGCCGCGCGGATCAGGGAGGTGCAGACGACGCCGGAAGGCGCGCTGACCGGCCTGGTCCTCGACGACGTGTTCCCGGGTGCCGGCGGCATCGACTTCCGGCTCACCGTGCGGCGCGCCGACGGCACCCGCATCAGCTTCTCGGCCGAGAACGGCGACACCATCGATCATCTCTGGGAGCCGACGCAGGCGGTCAGTGGCGCCGGCATCGCGGCGGGTGACCTGGTCGCGATCGAGAAGACCACGCAGGAGACGATGGAGGTGCTGATCACCGGCATCTTCCAGGAGGACGACCTCGCGGCGCGGCTGGTGGGCGTGCCGGCGGCGCCTGCCGTCCTGACCGCCGACACCGAGGCGATCCCGGACTACGACCCGATCATCACGCGCCTGCCGGATCGCTACGGCCCGCCCCAGCCAGTGCCGACGCGGGTGTTCTCGGACGCCGCGAGCGCCACGAAGGCCCGCGACGGCGTGCTGCGGGTGCGGATCGGGGTCGAGCTGCAGCAATACGAGGGCCCGCCCGGCGTCTGGCTGCGCCTGCGGTGGTCCGACCCGCTGAGGGGCGGCTGGATCGAGGGCGCGCGCGTCCTGCCTGCGGCCACGCTGTTCACCGCGGAGGTGCCCGAAGGACTGCCGATGGCGGTCGAGGTCCGCGCCGAGGATGGCGACGGGAACCACCGCGGCTGGGTGCGCGCCGGCGAGGTGAACGGATCGCCCGGGGCGCTGCCGGCAGCGCCGGGCGCGTGGGCGGGCACGCCGGGCATCCGCGACGTGATCATCACCGGCACCCGGCCGGCCGACGTGCGGGGCTGGAACGTCTACGAGGCGCAGGCCGAGGCGGGCCCGTATCAATTCCTGACCTTCATCGACACGATCCACGCGGCGTTCCAACCCTCGCCCGGCTACACGTGGTTCCGCCTCGCCGCGGTCAATCACTCTGGACAGGAAGGCGCACGCGGCGCGCCGTTCCAGATCGTCCCGACGGGGGTACGCGCGGAGGACCTTTCGGAGGCTCTCAACGAGAAAATCAACGCCGGCTTCGACCGCCACGACGCTACTCTCGAAGAGGCCGAGGGAACGATTGCCGAGCTCCGAGACGCCGCGATCGCGGCATACGGCGACTATGACCTCCTCGCGGGACGACCCTCCCTGCTTTCGCAGATCGACGACTATCTCGTGCCCACGCAGGGGCGGCTCGAGGATCAGATCGACGCGGCGGCCGAGAACGTCACGTGGGCGATCAACAGCTTCGCGCAGACCAACCAGGTCATCGCCGACGCGGGCATCGTCGTGGATCCCAATACCGGGCAAGTCACGATCGCCGGATTTCACTCGCTCGACGGGCGGGTTGGAGACGCGGAGATCCGCCTCGACGCCGCCGAGACGGGCATCAATCTCCGGGCCACCTTCGCGGAAGTTAATCAGGCGATCAGCGAGGCGATGCTCGACCCCACGCAGGTGCCGATCATTTACGACCTCGAGCTTCGCGTCAGCAGCGTGGAGGCCGATCTCGATGCCGCCGAGGGGGCGATCACCCTCAAGGCCGACACGGCGATCGTGAGCGGCATCGACAGCCGCTTGATCTCAGCCGAGGCGGATATCGACAGCCTAGAGGGCACGATCACGCTCAAGGCCGACAGCGCGGACCTGACCGATGTCCAATCGCGGCTGACGCTGGCCGAGGTGCAGATCGACACGCTCGACGGGGCGAACATCACGCAGACCGTGCAGGATACGCGGCGCCAGACCGAAGAGATCGACGCCTCCGCGTTCAACAGCTTCAACGATCTCTGGCAGGGCATGAAGGACCGGGAGGCGCTGCGCGAAGGCGTCGCCCTGGCGCAATCAGAGATCTACGCCAGCGTCGGCGAGCAGTTCGAGGCCGAGGCGGGCGCGCGCGAGGTGATCGCGGTGCGCGTCGATCAGGCCGCCGCGGCGATCGAAACCGAGCGCCGGACCCGCGTTGCCGAGGATGCGGCGATCGCGGAGAGCCTCGTATCGCTCGAGGCCGAGCTGCGCGGCGACAGCGCGACGGCGATCTCGAACCTCTCTGCCCTTGTCGAGCAGCAAGGGGACACGATCACCGCGCAATCTCAGGATATCGCTCAGCTGCAGGCAAGCATCACGTCGACGCAGAGCGATGTGAGCGGCAACGCAGATGCCTTGTCGGCTCTCTCGGGAACGGTCACGCAGCAGGGGAACAGCCTGACGGCGCAGGCGCAGGACATCACGGCGCTCGAGGCAACGCTCGATGACGTGGACGGTCTGCTCGGCTCCTCCTCGGCGTTCAACGGCCTTTCGGCGACCGTGAGCGACCAAGGCGGCGAGATCACGTCGCTATCCTCCGACCTGACCACGCTGGCCGGCCGCGTCGGGGATGCCGAGGGCAGCATCAGCAATCTCGCGGCAACCCGCGTGACGGCGTCGGGCGCGGTCTCGGCGGTAGAGAACCGGATCAGCGCGAGCTACGGCAGCCTCACGGCGTTGGCAGAAGCGGCCACCTTTGCCAAGGCCACGGCCGACGGCATCGCGTCCGGCTACTTCCTCAAGCTCAACGGCAGCAACATACTGGAAGCCCTGAGCGTGGATGACGGCTCTGGCGTGAGCACCTCGATCAAGCTCGACGCCGATCTCGTCAGGATCACCGGCATCACGCAGATGACCACGGCGGTCCTCAATGAGCTCTTTGCCGCGAACGTGGTCACCGATCGCCTGACGGTGACGGAAGGCATGATCGTAAGCGGCCGGTACCTGCAGAAAGAGCTCATCTCGACCATGTCCTCCGCGAACTCGGTGGGCTCGCAAGAAACGATCCTATCGCTTTCGGTCCCGGCGGGGCCGCAAAGGTTCGCGACGATCAATGTCGGGTTCTCGGTGAAGTCGAATTTCACCGACTTCAAGAACGTCAACTGGAAGCTCTTCGCCGACCTCCAGGGCGACGGTCAGGTCCAGATCGCCGGAGGCAACGTGCAGGCCCGCCCGAGTGGAAATGCCGGGAAGGACTGGGTCTCCGCCAGCGCGTTCGATGCGCGCCCCTACACCAACAAGTCGGTTGTCCTGACCCTCGTTGTCGAGAGCACGAACGGCTCCGCGACGTTCGATAACGGCGTCATCCAGATGGTTCAGACGAGCCGCACCTAACCTCAAGAGCAGGAGTTACCCATGGCGACATGGTATCGCACCGGCAAGGTGGCCGTTGCCAATGGCAACAAGACGGTCGCCGGCACCGGCACGGCATGGATCGGGGCAATCAATCCCGGCGATGAATTAAAGGCTCCCGACGGCCGCGGATACGAGATCGAGGCGGTTGTCAGCAATACCGTTATGACGCTGGTGGACGCCTACCTCGGGTCGGGGCAAAGCGATGCGGACTACTCGATCAGGCCCACGCGCGGCGTGACCGTGGCGTTCAACGAGAACGCCCAGGCGCTGATCTCGCTCGTGCAGAGCTACGTGGACGGGGCGCTCTCCGGCAAGTTTCCCGCCGGCACAACCGGCACGCCTTCGCTGACCTCTGCAGCCGACCCCGACACCGGGTTCTCGTTCCCCGGTGGTAATCAGGTGGCGACTTCCGCGGCCGGCGTGCGTCGGACCCTCCTCGGCACGACCTCCTACCAGATCGACCTGCCGATTACGGGGGCAGCGGTGCAGGCGAACGCGACGGACGCGACCGCCGGGAAGCTCATGGTAGTGGATGCGTTCGGGCTAGGGGACTCAGCCGCCAAACAGGCCACTGACCTCGATACAGACCGGCTTTCCGGGTTCTATTTTGGCTACGGGGGCGCACACGCGAACGCGACCCCCGGCACCAATCCGTTCCCCACTCTCAACGGCGCGTTTGGCCTGATCGTCGGGAGCGGCGGTCCCGGTGGACCGGGTGCGTTCATGACGCAAACTGCCATTCGCTTCAATTCCGAGGAGACCGAGGCTCTGTTTCGGTCCCGGAATACGACGGGATGGACGCCTTGGCGGCGTGTTTTGGATGACGACGACCTGCAGTCCGACCGGTGGGACACCACTGCCGGGGCGCTCCTCACCGCTGGCGCCTACGGCTTCGGGGGCAATGCGCCAACGCCCTCTGGCAACGACTTCAACAACGAGAAGCGGACGGGCCTGACCGCTGGATTCGATGTGACAAACGCCTTCAACGGCAGCCGCAGTATCGTCTGCCTGACGATGGCGCGTAACGGCGATCGCCTTGTCCAGTTCGGCATGAACACCAATGGCGCCGAGTTTTATATGCGCGGCTGGGACGGCACGACGTGGTCTCAGTGGTATCCGATCGCGCCCGAGCGCGGCAGCAACTCCAACGGCGAATACGTGCGCTTCGCGGACGGGACGCAGATGTGCTGGGAGCGGCGTGTCCCTGTGACTCTAAGCGGAGCCGTGAGCGTATCGAGAGACAGGACTTACGCTGCTGCTTTCGCGGGGACTCCCGTGCTTACAGCAACCCCCAGCGGCGGTAATTCGGCCGAAAACAACTTTGGCGAATACATCATTTCGGCCAAAGACAACAGCGGCACCCCGACGTTTCGCCTGCGGCATTACGAGGCGGCTAGCAGGTCCGACACGCTGTATTTCGACTGGTTCGCCATCGGCCGCTGGTACAACTGAGGAGCACCCCCATGAAAATCCAACTGCATCCGATGGCTGCTCTCCCTGGCCAGCCCGACGACGCGATCTCGGTCTCGGGCGACGTGCTGACCCACAACGGCCGGACGTTCGACCTCTCGCCCATCGAGGAAGGCGGCGAGGCGAACCCAACCGGACCACACCCGTTCGTCGGACCGATCACCCGGCAGGGCGGCGTGATCCATGTGGGCGTGCGCTACGCCTACGATACCGCGACGGCCGAGCCAAACCAGCCCGCCAATCCCGCGTACTGGGTCCTCGAGATCACCGAGGGCGACGTCGCCGATCTGGTGGTGCGCCGGTCCGAGCCGGAAGCCATCGACCCGGAGGTGCAGCAATGACCTTTCAACTGAACGCGCGCTCGGCCGCTGAGCTCGCCGCAGAGCGCGTGGCGCAGACACGCGCTGCGCTGACCGCCATGATCGATGCGCATGTCGAGGCAGTCGCCCGGAGCCGGGACTATAACGATGCCGCGGCCCTCGCCGGCTACGCCAACAGCACGGTTCCCGAATGGGCGGCCGAGGCGCAGGCGTTCGTCAGCTGGCGAGACCAGGTCTGGCTGACCGCGTTCGGCATGCTCGCCGAGGTCGAGGCCGGCACCCGCGCAATCCCGACCGCGTCCGAAATCCTCGAGGCGCTGCCGGACATTACCTGGCCCGCCGAATGATCCTGCTGAAACGCATCACCGACGGTGTCGCGTCCCACTTCCATGTCCGGGTGTCGGAGTGGGCGATGGTCTACCCGTGCCTCGGCATGGGGATCGCGCTGAACCTGCAGCCCGACATGTTTGACGCCTCGCCGAGCTTTGCCCAGCTGGCACTCTGGCTCGAGGAGCGCGAGTGGGCGTTCTTCGTGATCGTCTGTGCGGCGGTGCGCCTTTTCGCTCTCACGGTCAACGGCACCTTCGCGAGCTTCCGGTTCAGCCCGCACATCCGCATCGCTGCGGCCTGCGCCTCCGCGGCGTTCTGGTTTCAGTTCGCGTGGGGCTTCCTGCAGGCGCACATCGAAGGGGAGGGGGCCTTGTCGGCGGTCATCGCTTACTCGACCTTCGTGCTGCTCGAGGCGGTCAACATCTGGAGGTCCTCTGAGGACGTCGGGCGGGCACTCAGGGGGTAAGGCGTGGACGAACTACTGCAGGCCGACAAGCTGGCCAATGCCATCGCCGGCGCCATCACCGCGCTGATCATCGCCGGGAGCCTGCTGAAGGGCTGGTTGAAGGCGGGCAAGGAAAAGGGGATCGGTCCTAACGGCGGTGAGGTCGTCGAACTGGCTGGCGCCCTCATCGACGGGAAGGACGCGCGGGCGCTTACCAGCGCACTGGACCGGAACACCGCTGAGCTTAAGCGCTGCGGCGACGCCACCGAGAAAAGCGCTGACCGCGTCGAGGACGCGACCCGCGAAATCCGCAGGCTGACCGACGAGATGATCCGCGGCCAGCACTGACCACCGTGCCCGCGCGGCTCGCGGGCATAGTCTTAGGCTATCTCCGGAAATTGGCGGGGCCGACGTGCTGATTGGAAAACACGGGGCCCCGCCAGAGAGGAAAGGATGACTTGGGGGACACCCTCGGAGAACAAAGCTCACAAAAAGGATTTCGGTTCCCGCTTGGGTTGCTGCGAGACCTCTTTGTCGGCGGAACGCAGAGGTCTCGCGGAGAAGCCCACGACCATTCACAAAGCTCCTCGCTCCCAAACTACACGATTCTGTGATTCATCCAAAGCCGAGCAATCGGCTCGGTGCCGCATAGGCGCACTACCGCGATCGCAGCTGCCAGTTCAGCGATGTAGAGAGATTAGTCGGCAGAACTGCCGATATGGGCCTCGGCAGCCCTGCCGTCCCACGCAGAAAAGTGCGCGGGGTGGCCGTGGGAGCCACGTCCCAGTCAAAACATAAGTGACGCCATCTAGATACCCCCCCGGTGGGGGGGTCTGACCACCGCGCCCGCGCGGCTCGCGGGCAATCCCTGACATTACCGGAGACTGACACCATGCGAGCAATCGTAGGGATCATCGTGCACGCCACGGCGACACGTCCCGACTTCATGGAAGGCCTGCCCACGTCCGCCAAGGTCGCGGAGGTCCGGCGCTGGCATATGGACGACCGCGGCTGGTCCGACATCGGGTATCACTACCTGATCGACCGCGACGGCACGGTCGCCGAAGGCCGGCCGGTCGAGCGCACCGGCGCGCACATCTCGGGCCACAACACGGGCACCGTCGGCGTGTCGCTGTTCGGCGGTCACGGCTCGGCCGAGACGGATGCTTTCGCTGACCACTTCACCCAGGCGCAGGACCGCGCGCTGCGGACGCTCCTGGGCGAGCTGAGTGACCGGTTCGGCGATGTGCCGATCACCGGGCACAACGAGTACGCCGCGAAGGCTTGCCCGGGCTTCAACGTGCGCCGCTGGCTCGAGAAGGGCCCTGCCGCCGCGCCGGCGCCCGAAGCGATTGGCGAGGCCACCGAGGCCACGGTCTACCGCTGGCGCCTTGCCGAGATCCGCGACACCGCCGCGCGCGCGCTCGCGCGCGAATGATCCCACCCATCACCGACTGGCGCCTGGCGCTGGCACTCACTGCGGCCGCGCGCCGCCTATCCGAAAGGACCATCCCATGGACGCACTCTGGTCGGCATTCGAGCCGCACATCGTCGAGCTGCTCGGCGTCATCCTCACCATCCTCATCGGCATCGCCAGCCGCCAGCTCGCGGCATGGACCGGCATCGAGATCGAGAAGCGGCACCGCGAGGCGCTGCACGAGTCCCTAATGTCGGGCGCGATGTCTACGATCCGGCACGGACCGGGCGCCGGCCTCGAGACTTTGAAGGCTCACGCAATCACGCATGCACGGCGATCGGTACCCGACGCGGTGAAGGCGCTCGTCCCCGGCGACGGGGTGCTCGACACGATCGCAGAACGCTACGTGCGCGAGGCGCTGAGCAGGCTGGACCGGCATGCGTTCGATTAA